CGTAAAGTCCAAATGTGCTACTTCCAATCGTGGTAAAAACATTGTATAGATTTCCAGTTTCGTATATGATCTTGTCACCTCCATAGACCGGGGCGTATGGTATTTTATTGAGCCAAATTTGTGTGCCTTGTATGGTTGAACTGGCTTCATAAGCAGGATTTCCAGTGGTTCTGTTTACTGCGATATTACCGTATACCTGTCCCGTTCCAGAACTATTATTGCCAGCAATTTGTGAAGGATTTCCGGAAGCGGGTGCATTTGCCGAATCTCTTAATATACCGTCAACGAACAGGGTATTGACGCTACTATCCAAAACACTGAAACCCACCACAACCACTCTGCTTGTCGTGTTAGACCACGTAGCCGGAATAGGCCACGATAGTTCTACGGTGCCTCCGACAACACTGCCGTCCCCACACGATGCGTAAAGTGTTCCAGACCACGTGTATATTACCGCACCATTGCCATTACCACCCAAATCAACTAGGATACCATCGTCGGCATCGCTGAGACCAACAACCATGCGCACGGTCGCGGATTTGTTTCCAGATATCTCAGTTATGGCTGACACACCCGTGACACTCCTGTCGGTGGCTGTCTTACCCACGAGATCATCCCGGTCGCGGTTATAAAATTCACTCATGCTTATGTTGGTCGTGTTGTAGTTGATTGAAATATTGGAATATGGCTTTATGGATCTCCCTCCAGTAGTCGATAAACCATATTCTGTAGCGATGTCACCAAAACTGATGGGTCCAGAACTAGGTAGAACCATGTTTCTCTAATATTCTATCAACCTTTTTATCCAGTTCCTTGATCGCTTCCACCACCAGCCCCATGAGATTCCCGTAGGCCAGTGAATAGTTCGTCTCCTCCGATCCCTTGACCACCTCGGGGAGCACATCCAATACATCCTGAGCCAAGAGACCCGCCGAGCGATTCCCGTGGAGCGTGTAGGTGTAGCCCGTGAGCCTCTTGACCTTGTCCAATGCACTCTCGATCACGAGCAAATCTTCCTTGTGCCTTTTGTCCGAAAATGCCGTGATGTCACCCGTCGCGCTTATCGTTCCTGTGACATTAACTGCCGCGGTTGATGATAAACCACCCACGGTGACGAGATCCGAAGTTGTAGAACCCTGTGTAGTGACTTCCTGTAGTGTGGGTGTTGTTCCTCCACCAGAAACGTTGCTCAAAAGACCTCCGTCTCCGAAGAAGAAACTTGCATATGTATTATTTGTAGCCACTACATTTCCTCCCGCGGTAATGTTGGCGGTTGCAGTTAAAATCCCAGTAACAGTGGAATCTGCCGATGATGTAAGACCGGATGTAGAGAGAATTCCTGTGGATGTTAGGTTGAGACCCTGTACTGTTCCGGTCACCACAACGGAAGTTCCGTCAATCACTCCCAAAGAGGCGCTGGCACCTTGGACATCGCCCGTTACGGTCAAGGACGACCCGTCAATCGCACCCAAAGAGGCACTGGCACCCTCGACGTCACCAGATACGGTCAAAGATGATCCCGTTAGTGAACCTGTTGACAAAATGGTCGCTCCTTGAACCTGTCCCGAAACCGTCGCAGACGCTCCTGTAAGTGAACCTGTTGACAAAATGGTCGCTCCCTGAACCTGTCCCGAAACCGTTGCAGACGCTCCTGTAAGTGAACCTCCGGCTGAAAGCGTCCCAGTGATGTCTGCGGGTCCACCGACCACCAGGTTTGCGGTCGCCTCTAAATTGGAAACTGAAATGGTACCCGGAAGTCTAGCGTTGTTAAGAGTTCCGGAAGTGACGTTGGATGCGTTTAGGTCATCTATTCCATCACCCGATCCTATAAAGTCCGCGGCACTCAAAGTCCCAGTGATGTCTGCGGGTCCACCGACCACCAGATTAGCCGTCGCTTCCAAATTGGAAACCGAAATGGTACCACCCGAGAGACGATTACTAACGGTCAAGTTCGAGGTCTCTACATTGGACGCACTCAGGGTTCCTGTTATGCTGTGAAAATTAGATACAGTGAGATTTGATGTAGAAATATTTGATGCTGTAAGAGATTTATCTGCCCCCGTGATAGTCACGTTATCCGAAGAAGTGATACCAGCAGATGAGAGAGTTCCTGTGGATGTTAGGTTGAGACCTTGTACGTCACCGGTCACCACAATAGAAGTTCCATCGATTACTCCCAAAGAGGCACTCGTCCCCTGCACGTCACCAGATACGGTCAAGGATGATCCGTCGATCGCACCCAAAGAGGCACTCGTCCCCTGCACGTCACCAGATACGGTCAAAGATGGTCCTGTAAGTGAACCTCCGACTGAAAGCGTCCCTGTAATGTCTGCAGGTCCACCGACCACCAGGTTGGCCGTAGCTTCCACGTTGGAGACCGAAATGGTCCCGGGAAGCCTTAGATTGTTAAGAGTTCCAGAAGTGACATTGGACGCATTTAGGTCATTAATTCCATCTCCCGAACCAATAAAGTCTGCGGCACTAAGGGTTCCCGTAATGTCTGCAGGCCCACCTACGACCAAGTTGGCCGTGGCTTCGATGTTGGAGACCGAGATGGTCCCTGGAAGTCTAGCGTTGTTTAGAGTCCCTGAAGTGATATTAGACGCATTTAGGTCATTAATTCCATCTCCCGAACCAATAAAGTCTGCGGCACTAAGGGTTCCCGTAATGTCTGCAGGTCCACCGACCACCAGGTTGGCCGTTGCTTCGATGTTGGAGACCGAGATGGTACCGCCCGAGAGACGATTGCTAACGGTCAAGTTTGACGTGACTATATTGGACGCGGTTAAGGTTCCAGTAACGCTATGAAAGTTCGTTACCGTCAAATTGGACGTCGCGACGTTAGTTGACGATATAGTTCCGCTTGAAACAATATTGCCTTGAACATCCAGACGTTCCTGTGGCGTTTCTGTTCCGAGACCCACGAACCCATCTTTGTCTGTCAATTCGCCTCCAGATATAAAGAAGACACTTGTACTGCCGTCTAAAAAGTTCACGATGGGTTCATCACCGGTCTGCTTTGCGATGAGGGCTGGTCCCGTCCCATTGTTGGTGATATTGATTTGATTGGTTCCCGTGGTGGTACTCGTGATCGTAACCAGTCCACCAGATACAGTGAGGTTACCGGTAATCTGAGCATCCTTGCTCACGACCAAGGTTGGTGTATTAACATGAGATCCTGTAACTGTAGACGTTGCGATGATACTTCCGGTCGACGAAACGGTGGCACCCTGAACCTGTCCCGAGACCGTCGCGGAAGCACCCGAGAGCGAACCTGTGGCGATTACTTGACCCGTGGAAGAGACCGTGGCACCCTGAACCTGTCCCGAGACCGTCGCGGAAGCACCCGAGAGCGAACCTGTGGCGTTCACATGTCCAGTGGACGAAACGGTGGCACCCTGAACCTGTCCCGAGACCGTCGCGGACGCTCCCGTAAGCGAACCTGTTGCCACGAGATTTCCGGTGGCGTTCACATTTCCCGTGGAAGAGATGGTTGCGCCTTGGACAAACCCTGAAGTTGTCAGTGCACCGACGGTTATGGTATCCGTGGTGATAGCACCACGAGTCGTGACAGATTGCAGGGTATCGGTAGTTTGAACATTGCTCAATATACCACCATCACCATCAAATATTGTAGCAGAAACGGAACCATCCACGATGGCATTCCCAGTGATAGATGCATCGCCAACAACGGTCAATTCTGTGACTGTATCTGCCACCAGATTAGATGTCGATATCGTTGCAGCAAAGACAGTTCCTGTGGTCGTCAAACCTGTCGTGGTGATGGTTCCGGTTGCTGGATCGGATTTGAGGTCTTTGTTCGAAGTCAGGTTGAAGTTTCCATCACTCAACTGGATGACACCCTTCTTCCCTGAAGCCGAGGCACTTCCTCCACCTTCTAAAGAGTTGTCAATGGAACTCATACTACTAATTAAAGACATAAAAACCTTTTCAACTATAAACGATGGACCGGTTTGATCCCCAAAATGAAAAGCATGTTCAGTGGCTCAAGGGCTCTTTTGAGAAGATGGAGTACTATACTTCACCCGAATCTCAAAAGAACGGTAAGGAGTTTGTCAAGTTCGTAAACTCCAATCCATTTGGTCTATCTATCACTGCCAGCAACGTCATGGACTGGCCGATGATTCATTCGATGATCGCCACCAAGTATGCCAAGGCGGTTCTCATTGGTCAAGCCTGGCTACCCTGATCTCGTAACCGGGGAACTTGTGACCGACCTCTGAAAGGAAATCTTCCATTATTTTAGTTCCTTGGTTTGACATAAAATCAACGTAGATCATTTGTTCCTTGTGATCCACCTTGATGGGTATTCCAAGGCTTCGCATCCCGTCGAAATGAAATGGGTTCACTGGTACTTCAATCGTGGTTGTCTCCATGTTTATTTTACATTCTCACGTTAGTTTTAACCCTGTAGCCTTCGAACATCTTCTTGGCCTTCTTTACACATTCATCATGGAGATCCCCAATGAAGTATCTGGACATCGTGACGATCACCATCTTTTCATCATCGTCCACCTGGGCGTCGAAGTCTATAGTCCTGATACCCTCGAACTCCAAGGGCGAAACTTCCATGGCGATCGTCTCGTGTCTCATACTTAAAAATATAATGACTTTTATTTTTAAATATGCTCTACTACAGTTGCTTGTTCAGGAACGTGCCGCCGTACATGTTCAAGAAGCGCACCGAACTGAAAAGACCCACCAAACGGATGATCGAAAATCCACACAAATACGTCCATGACTGGATGGAACATGAAGAGCTTTATTCTCGTCTTCACGATCAAAGGGTTCGTGAACAAGAGAACAAACTGGATGCCATGGAGATGTTCTGTAAGGAAGAACCCCATGCTCTAGAATGTAGGGTATATGACGTTTAGTGCTGAGCCAGTGAAAGAGCGAACGGATTACTGTCCAACTGCTTGACGGCGAGGCCTAGGTTGTTTGTCCTGAAATCTGCATTTCCCTTGTAGGCATTATTATTCTGCTTCCAAGTGATATCGTAATTCTGGTTGAGATACTGGTTTCCGGCACCGCCCTCGATAACGGTCGACGCGCTATCGCGAGTGTGTGTGGTGGCACCCTGAGCCTGGGTGGCATTCCCGCGGACATTCATGCGACCACCCGGAGGCGTGTACCCCCTGTTGCCACGGTCGGCGGGGCGCAGAAGGATGGTATTCTGTGTGTTCTGATAGGCCCCCTCGAATGAGTGGATGCCCGGAGCCGCCACGTCATTGATGCGCGCCTGGAAGTTCGCCTTGTTACGCGTCGGTGTATCCTGGCTCGTCGAGGCGGGAATGAAGCGCTTTGCCGTACCGAACTCGAGACCGTCCATCCGGGTCGATGTCTCCGAACGAACCGTGGGACGCTGGGTCTTCACGTACATCTCGCGTTCACGCTGACCGGTGAGCATGCCACCCTGTCCCTGCGCGCGACCCCGTTCCAAGGGACGTTTCCCTTCGGCACCCAAAAGTTGATAGGTTTTCTCGGGACGATTCTGAGTGACCGTGAGACGCTCCGAACCCCTCGATACAAAGTCCTTGGCGGGACCCGAGCGACCAGGAAGTGTCGTCAAGCGGTACGCGCCGACGTTGTTGGGCATCACCCGGAACTGCTGCTGGAACCCACCATAGGCAGGCACGTTAGCCGGGACGCCAAGACCGGGACCGACGAACCTTCGCTCGGCGGACGACAGATTGTTCATGCGACTCGAGACATTCTGACGGTCATACAAGTTATATACAGGCTGACCAAACGGGAACTGAACATTGGGAGAAGTGTCCTGAAGGGTCGCCACGACCTCCTTCTTCGGGTTGATGAGACCGCCCTGTGGGTTTTTGGGGTCGTAGGTACCCGTGAACAGATCTGTCACGGCAGTCAATTCCTGGGTTGGAGTATTCACATTGTTACCAAAAAACGGCATTTGTTGCGTCTCTCGGTTCGGAACAGGTGCTGGAGTAAAACCTTCTTTGCGGTCACTGCTGGCAATTTGACGACCTGCCACAGCAATCCCTAACAAGGCCACAAGACTCAATGGGTCCATATTAAAACTACGGTAGATTTTAAAATCACTTGTAACGTCTCTCGAAGAGAACATTCTGGACATCGGCACGGCTGCTCGTCGGATCCCATGACCTGGTTCGGAGCGGCACCGAGCATGACATGTCCTTGGAGGGGAAGTCATAGGGGCGACCTGCATAGCCCTTCTTGAAGAACGTTGTGGACTGAGGGCGGAGCATGTCCTCGACCAGGATCAGAGGACCGGGAGCACCCTTGCCGGCCATGTAGGGAGCAGTGCCGTAGATGGGCGTGGAAGCACGACCCGAGCCGGCGTAGTTGAGGTTGCTGACCACCGGAGGCGCGATCACATGATCGTAGGCGCAATCCACGGGCAGACTCTCGGCATCCAAAAGGACCTTTGATGTGTTGAGCTGATAAGCCATATTACTATCACCGGAGATTTTAAGTGCTGCCGCCGAAAGTGCCTCTGAGTTGCTGAAGTTCGGGCATCCTGGACTGACCGAACATGGATGCATCGTTGGGATAGCATGCCTCGCCATCATCCCTGCAGACCTTGTTCACCAAGGGGGCATAGGCACCGCGAAGGAATGCACTCTGGTCGTTGGGAATGGTCGTGGACGGCATACTGTAAAAGGCACGGAACGCCTGGTTTCGGCTCGAATAGACATCAGCCTGATCGGTGGGAGTACCCTCGTTCAGAAACTTCTTCACCTTATCCTTGACGGTCGGATAGTAACACGCCGCCGGTCGCTTCGGGTTGTCGGTGTAGTCCGAGAGAAGCACATTGGCCATTGGATTCTCCTTGGTCGGTTGTTCGCATGCCTGTCCTGGGGTGGTCGCGTTAAAACGATCGCCTTCTGCTTCAAACGAAGCCGGACGAAGCGCTTCCTTGATGCCACCCGCCAAGAACATGGATGCCATCACCATAATAACTGTGAGACCCAGGTAAATGACCCTGATGTCACGGTTAATCACATAAAGGATCGCCATGGTGTAGAGGATGAACCGAGTGGCGGCGTTGAGCCTCTCCACGGGTGTTTGCTTAGCCAAAGGCCAAAAGATCAGCACCTTGTTCTTGGCAAACAAGTGCGATGGATTTCTAAACCACGGTTGTTCCATTCTTATTTATTGACTAGTTAATTTTTTCACTGAGGAGGCTGCTGAAGTATCTTGGTGAGGTTGCCCATCATAGGCCCAAGCGCCTGCATGATCTTGTTCTCGTCGAGACCACCCTGACCGTCACCGAACTCCTGTTCAACCTTGGATGTCATCTCTTCCATCATCTCGGGTTTCAACAGATTTCCCAAAAGTCCTGCCAGCGGATTCTCCTGTCCATCCGGTCCCTGGGGTGCAAACAACTGATTGATCTTCTCCGGCGAAAAGTCCATCTGAGTATGACGGGACGATTGAATCTCCTCCTCACTGACATTGTTTCCGAGGACGTAGAGACCCTGGACGTACTGCCAGATCGCCGACCGGCTGTTGTCCGAGAGTTCAGACTTCCACATCGACTCAAGATCGAGCGTCTTGAGAATTCCGTAACTTCGCGAAAGTTCCTCGAAGATACGCTCGTCCTGATTGCGAATGAGGTCCTCGTGGGGCTTCACATTCTTCATAAACGTTTCCAGGCATACACCAGGGTCCTTCTTGATCAACATGCCGACCGTGTTCCTGTAGGTCTTCACAATGGTGTTCTCTGGGAACGTGTGAGCCAACTCATCCACAAACTGCAAGAGAAGTTCGTTGAATGTATCTACGCTGGCCATTTCGTACTATTTAAAAGGAGTAAAATCTTTAATTACATACCGCGACTAACTTCCGGGAAGGGAGTCTCGTAGATCTCCTCGCGCTGGGAGATGCCAAGGTAGACGATCGTGCCCACGAGGATGGCATTCAGAATCGCCGGTTTGACCATGTCGGCATTCCTGGGAGGCGCCTCGCGATTGAGACGGGCCACCAACTGGACATACGCCATTGTGACGACTGCACCGACCAAAGCCGCGATCAAAGGATTTTTAAGCGAATCGCTGATCATTATTAAATAAAGCAGATTTTAGTATGTTTAACGATTCGCATTGGGATTTATGGAAAAGTCATCTTCTTCGTCCATCGGTGGAATGGGCGACCTCTTCATGATCTTGTCGTTGAACGTGAAACTCTTCGTCTCTTCCTGAGGCATTTCCGGAGCGGGCGCCTCGACCGGCTCTTCTGACATCGGCAACGAGGATTCTGCAGGCTCCTGTGGCATATCGGGTTCCCCGAAAGACCCTTCGGACTCTTCCTCAACGGGCAATTCGCCACTGCCCGGGAACATGTCAGGCTCTGGTTCCATCTCCGGCTCAGGCTCGGGCTCCACCGGATCGCCATTCATCACGTCCACGGCATTCTTGTTCAGGTAGGTCTTCAGGATCTGGTTGATAGGGAGCATCTCCTTGACCGTTTCCTCAACCACACCGTCCATTCGCTTGAGCAGATCCTTGCGCCTGTCATTCCTGCTGACCACCTCCTGATAGATGTAGGGATCCTCGTAGATTCGCTTGGCGACATTGGTGTAGACACCCAACACAAATACGTCGTTGGTGGGAATCTTGAGCGACACCTTCCTGGAGTCCTTAGAGAGCCTTACCGACGAAATGATCTTGACCGTGGCAACAAAGCACGCCGCCGTCATCTCGTCCAGGCATCCACCACACCTGTCCACACACTTACCGACCTCTGTGTCGATCTGATAGTTATTCCACTGAGGGATCTTGGCGAGTTTCTCCTGAAACGCCTTGAGCGTGTTGCGTCCCTGGGTCTCCACCTTGGATTCAGCGTAAAGCGAGTCCATGCAGTCCAGCGCGCTCGGAAGAATCGTGGACGAAAGTTGATTCAAAAGTTCCTTCTTGGCTTCCACAAGAACATTAAGGTTATTGTCCATAGTTACTGATAAAACGTATTTATTTCAGCGATATTTGTCCGCGGCCTTTTTAAGGTTTGCCAGTGATGCGAACTCGTTCTCCGGTTCCTTGGGTCTGGACTTGGTTTTCTTATTGGACGTCTTGGGATACCACGAAACAAATAACTGACCATTTTCATACAGTTGGGTGAAGAACCCACCGTTGATAAACTGTCTCTCGACATACTGGGCCGCCTTGTCGAGGTCGAATGAAGGAAATCCTATAAGGAATGAAGGCACCTGAACCCAAGTCTCGTGCAGTCCCAATTCGGCGACTTGCCTTACCTTGGCGCTGGCGCGTTCGTAAAGTTCCGTATAGAGTTTCTTTTTTAATTCACGCTTTCTGTGGTCGATCTGTTGTACCTCGTCCACACGAAGAGGCATTGTCTACTAATCTTTGAGTTTTTCCTATCGCAAATAAGGCGTAACCGGGGGATTGAACTGACCCACGTCTGCCACGGCGGTGGATTCATAGGTCTGGAAGTCCTCACCCCACTTGTCCTTGATAGCCTTCTCGGCAAGTGCCAGGGCGCTCTTGTTGGGCACGTTGGCGTTTGCGATGGTGTCATAGGGCATCCATTCACCCACCTGGAGTTGATCCTGGAAAGCCTTGATCTTCTCACCATCCTTCAAG